CTAGAATCGAGGCTTTATACTCCGACGAGGAAAAACGCAAGGTGTTTCGCAAGTTGGGGGATATGGCTGATAATTCTGTTAAGGAAATCGACAACGCTCGCGAACAAATCAAAACTTACTCATAACGTATGAACCTACATAACTTCAAAGACCAAGACACCAAGGGCAAAGCCATTCTCATTCTCACTTACCCTTTCGCCATTGGTGTGCATTGGATAGAATGGCGCAGGATGCGGAAGCTCCAGTGCATGATCAGAAAGTGGATCGGTGCAGCTTGCAAGAACCCAAAGGGGCATGAGGCTGAGATGGTCAAGGAGTGGAGCGATGAGCTTCGTTGGATCTACGGCAAGTAAAAAGTTTGGGTGGCCAATGGTTTCGACGGGACGCAAGTCGCGGATGGGGGTTCGATCCCCCCGCCATCCACCAACAATCCGTCAAGTGAGTACAAACACGGTTAAGCGATCCGTAAGACGTTAAATAAGAAGTGATCGTGGGTCTGGCATAGCCCTCGCAGAAATATGCCACCATTTTAAATCAGAACGGTGAGAGTGTCAAGCCTTTTAGGGTAAAAAAAGTAAATAAAAACATTTAAATAAAAACGCTGTAACTCGTTGAGTAGTAAGGAGTTACGAGGGGGGGGTCGCCCCCGCCCGCAACTCGTTGAGTATCAGTGACTTACAAGCCTCTCGGCTATACCATACGAGTGCGGTATGTCAAGCTTTTCTCGAAAAAAAATAAATTAATTTTATACAAAAAAAAGCTTTTAATTCTCTGCTCCCGGCCCTATACTTCTCACATGGATAAAGACCGACTTACACTGTTACTCCTCCGCCAAGACCCTCGGGATCTAACTCTTGCTATGGCAGCTGCAAAAGCAGAAAGAATTATAGCCAAACGAAAAGAAGATGAGGCTAAAGCTTTCACCACTCGTTTTTTCGAGAAAGGCGATCTCGCCCCTAATCCTATCAAGCAACTCAACGACCTCTCTCTCTAATGAACACAATCCTCACCATCGCAGGGGTCATCTTCACACTTGTCATCGCTGGCAACTTGGAGATGCTCGACCACTCCGAAGATCTCGAAAAAGATTTTCAAAATAGCATTGACCTCAACTACCTTTTTAACTAGAATACTCCTATGACAAATAACACTACTACCACCCTCGCCCAGAAACTTTACAAAATGAGCGATGAAGAGCTTACTAAAGCTGTCGTCGGGCAAACCATCTACTACAGTAACGAAGGGCCATCTTCTGTCAAGGTTGATGGCAACAGAAGGTTTTCTGCTCTCGGAGTAGAAGGAATAGCGTTTAGTAAAAAAGATAACATCCGTTACATTAAGATAGAAGAAAGAGATCTTGACGATAATAATAAGCGAGGTTTCAAGAATCTTCAGATCGGTGGGATCACAAAGATTGAGCATCCCGCAGTTACCGCTATCAAAGCGTTGAAAGAAGCTGCTAAAAATATGTCAAGACGTTAAAAGATTTTCTCTCGGTGTTGTGTGTAAAATCCTTGCTAACTCAATGCTCCAAAGGGTAAACCCTTTGTTTTGATTAGTAAGGCGGTAATGCAGCGGGACATAGTTCTGGTTAATCATTCGCCGCCTGAGTAACTGCATAAAAGCTCAGTAACAGCCTCGCTCCCTTATCGTTCGGGGAGCGAGGTTTTTTTTGTTTTTTATACGAATAAAGTTTGCATCGAATTCTTTTCTGGAGTAAAATCTACGCATGGCAACACTAAATGTACATCAGTTATATCACTTCGCTTATCAGGCAGGACTCCAAGGACAGGAGAGCATGACTTGCCCAAAGTCTTACCGTGGGTGGGTGATTCCAGAAATGTTTGAAGACGGGGAGCTGGCTATGGGGGTTTGGAGAACGGCCTATGCCGAAGCCCAAGAATGGGTTGCCATACATGAGCATAGCGAGCAAGAGGCCGCGCAAGATTCGCAGGGCTAGCCGCTTCCCGCACTCCCCGCAAGGCTCCCGAAAGGGAGCTTTTTTTTTGCGAAAGTGCATTTTTATGCTTTACACTGGCGGCAAAATAATGTAAGGCGAGAACGCCGTAACTCACTGAATAGTAAGGAGTTACAGCCGGGGGCGTCCGCCCCTCCGTAACTCGTTGAGTATCAATAGGTTACAGCGTTTTTCGACACCTCTAACCCACTGAGTGTCAGTATGTTACGCTATTTGTCGAAAAATGTTCTGACCTACGCTATTTGCAAAAAAATGTCCTGACCTACACTATTTGTCAAAAAATATTCTGACCTGCACTATTTAAGGAATGTCAACTCAAAAAACAAAAAAATAAAAATGAATAAAACATTAAAAAAGGGCTTGTAGTTAATTCCTTTCCTGTCATAATCTTCCTGTCGAGAGAAACGCTCTCGCTTTACCACTAACTACTATGAAAAACCTAATCTATTCCTCCAATAAAGTTGACTTCGAAGCTGTTAAGGCAATCAAAACCCCCGCTCCTAACTGGATGAGAAAGGAAGACGCCGAAGGCAAAGGGAACCACTTCCCAATTCCTCATGACCGTCTTATTAATGAGGCTCGCCAGTCTCTAAAAGAAAATGGCTTCACTATTGAGCAGGAAGAGCATGGTCTTTCCCAAGCTGATATGAATTGCTTTAGCGGTTTCGCTCTTAGCAAGTCTGGCTTTGACAGTGAGGAACGCCAGCTTGTCATGGGACTTCGCAACTCCCATAACAAGACATTCGCTAGTAGCCTCGCGATTGGCAACTCTATGATGGTCTGCGAAAACCTATGCTTCTCTTCAGATGTCACGCTCGCCCGGAGACATACCAAGAACATATTCAAAGATCTCCCCTTCCTTTTCAATAAGGCTATCGGCCAGATCCAGCAGACTTGGGACAATCAAGGCAAGCGCATTGAGGCTTATAAGAACACCGAAGCCGATGAGGTCTCGATCCTTAATAAGCTTGTAAAGGCTGGCTTGATTAAAGCCGGGAAGATTGAATCTATTTTCGACAATATTGAAAACGGTGGCGTCGATAAGGACGGCAACGAAGGCGCATTCTCTGAATACAAAGGAACTCTCTGGAATCTTTACAACGCCGTAACCGAATCGTTCAAGAGCGTGACCGCTAATCAAATCATGCAACTTCCCCGCATGACGATGCAAGCTCAGCAGATTTTTGATCGCATGGTCAATCCTGTCGAAGTTGTCATCTCCCAAGATGATCGCGAGTCAGCTTTGATTTTACCTGCATAGCCCATAACCGCCCCCCGCAAGGGGGGCAACCTTCTTATGAAAGAGCAAAACAGAACTTTTTTCGAGAATGTAGTTTTCACTTGCATAGTCCTACTTTCTGGCCTAGTTACTCTCTTCGGCCTCATCCAACTTGTCAAGATGGCACTATAATTTTTTGTTAGGGGTAACAAGCAAAACCTCGTCCTCTCTGCATGGAGGGCGGGGTTTTTTATTGATTAAAAATAAATCTTCGTAACTCCTTGAGTATCAACGAGTTACAGCCGAGGGGATCGCGCCGCCCGTAACTCGTTGGCGCTCAGTGAGTTACAGCCCTGTCAAGCATTAAAAAAGAATTAAAAATAATAAAAAAGACTTGCACCCAAACCCAAACCTGCCAAAATACTTTCGTTATGAAGCTACTAAATCAAGGCAATGCCAAAACACTAAAGGGAGAGGTTCTAGGATATCGCACTTTCGGTCTCCATCTTTCCCCCGCTAATAAATCAGGATTCAATGTCTGCCAATGGGCAAGCGCGGGTTGTCGCGCTGCCTGTTTAGATACTGCGGGTCGCGGTTGCATGAGCAACGTGCAAACTTCTAGAATCAATAAAACTAAAAGATTCTTTAAGGATAACTTTGGTTTCATGTCGGACCTTAGAACGGAAATCGCCAAGGCTATCATTAGCGCAGGGAAAAAACAAATGATTCCCTGCTTTCGCCTTAACCTGACCTCAGATATCCCTTGGGAGAATGTTCGCAAAGGTCGCACGGTAAACCCTCAACTAGTTCGCCCTCTTAATGTAATGGAAGAGTTCCCAAATGTGAGTTTCTACGATTACACCAAAGGGTTTTACAGGATGAGAGCTTGGCTTGATGGCAAAATGCCCGACAACTATCACCTCACCTTTTCCCGCAGTGAAGCGACGAGTGAATACAAAATGAAAACAATCCTTGAGCTAGGAGGTAACGTCGCCGTCGTCTTCCGTGGTTCACTTCCTAAAACTTACCTAGGCTATAAAGTGATAGATGGAGATGAAAGCGATCTGCGCTTTAAAGATCCTAAAGGCGTGATCGTTGGATTGGTCGAGAAAGGTCTTGCTAAAAAAGACGAAACGGGGTTTGTTGTGGAGCCGAAATGATGGGATTAGATTTTTATGTGACTTTGATAATCGCAGTACTTTTATTAATAACAGAAAGAAGAAGGTAAAAATGAGATCAAAAGACTACCACGCTTTAAAAGATGAGCTTCTCCGCAAATCGATTGAAAGGAAAGAGATAATAAAGCAATCCTCGCAAGGAAACTTTGGGATGTACGATGTACTCCCCGCAAACATTGCTCGCACAGTGAGCGAAGCTTGCGATGAATTCTTTAAATCAAGAAACATTAGATACGGTTCCGCATGGTTCCACGACAGAAACGACAGAAAGAAAAAAATACAACAAGCAAAAGATGAACAACGAAACACCAACCATTAAATTGACAGGACACTTCAATAAAACCTTCAGTGTCAAAAAGGAAGAGAAGGGCTATAAGGGCTTAGAATATTCCATTGAATGGGATTTTGATAAGGAGCAAACTCGCATCCCTATCTCGACACACGGCGCAACCAAGTTGGCCGATACATTTAGAAAGTTAGGCTTTACGCAAATCCACCCAAAAGGCTACAACAAATTTATATAATGACAATAGAAGTAGAAAGAAAAGAAGTTTACGGTAATACCCTAACTTATGTAAAAAAAGAATCTGTAAGGAATTCTATAAAGAAACTAACAGGGAGAAAAACTCTAACCGACTACGACGTTGAAGCTCTTAAAGAGCTAGGCTTTGTCTTAGTCATTAACGAAAAAATAAAAACAATTTAAATGAGAACTAGACAAAACTGCCGAGGACGGTCCAGTAAAAAATATTTTGAAATAGCCTCACAAAATGTTTCGGGAAAAGCTTTAAGGGAGCTTGGTAAAAAATTCTCTTCTCATGGTTACTATAACAAACGCAATGAAAATATAATCTTTGAAGTTTGCCAAATGAAATTCCAAGGGATTTTGGGAGAGATATGTTCGATAGCAGGGATCAAAGAACAAGACGTTCCAGAAGCTGGATATGTGGCGTTTGGTTCTACGGAATTGGCTGTCGAGTGTTTAGGATAAAAACCCCCTAACTCGTTGACTATCAGCGAGTTACGGCTGGGCGGATGCCGCCGCCCGTAACTCCTTACTAATCAATGACTTAGGAAGTTTTTTATTGTTAGTGAGCTTTGTAACCCGTTGTCGCTCAGTGAGTTACCGACCGTTGAACGTGATCGCCATCGAAGCCGAGCTTTATTTGGGTTTATTTTGTTTGTTCTGGGGGATATTACTTATTTGGTAGTTATTCGTTATTTCGGCAAAAATATCACGACCTGAGTTATTTGGCGCGAAATGACTTGACCTGAACATCGAGCGGAATGTATTATTTGGTGCGGGGCAAATTAATATTGTTTTTTGTTTCATTATTATTTGGGCGATATCACACGACCTGCGAACGTGGCTGGTGGGGCGAGGTTGCTCTTATTTGTTTTTTTTTATTCTTATTTGGGGCATATGCCGCGACCTGCAGCTTTTTTTAAAAACTTTTTGTATTTACCCCTGAGCGAAAATCCATTTATTTTATTATTTTGATCTTTATCTGCTGTCTCTGGTGATCGCCATATACAACCCCCATGCAAAAAATGTCACGAATACTATAGTGTCCACGTCCAAGAGTGTGCCGCTAAATCCCTATAAAATCAAGGAAAATTAACGAGAATTATTTAAAAAGACTTTTTATTATTTAAATATAATTAATATGGCCAATCCATAATCAACTTCCATGCATTTTATTTTATCGATCATTCTGTTTCTATTCCCCTCTATATTGACTTGTATCTTTCTTATATTGTATAAGGTGTAGATGGTGATTGAGTGGTATGGTTGTGTGTGTCATTGGGTAGATGGTATGGGGGTATACGTGGCTGGTCAAGTATATTGTTGCAAATGACGTGATTTTTATAATTTCAAACGAACAATTAATAATTAATCTTCATAATAGTAACCAAAGTCTCCATCATTGTGTGATCCTATTTGATATACTGACCTAGAGGATTGGAACTCCCTCATAAAGTTCCTCTTCTCGATTCTGTGAGCCTTTAGCTCTGCTTTGGTTCCTACCATAGCTGGTCGAAGACTACACGCACACTCGTCCATATAGGGCAATGCGTGTTTGTAGATCAGGAATCTATAGAAAGTTCGAATACCGGGGAAGTTGATGCGACCGTTCATGAAATCGCTTTTGAAGCTAGCATTGAATAGATTGTGAGCTAGGTTAGCATCACTTCGAACCTCCTCAGGTGGGCCGATTAGAGCAACAGATATCCCATTGCCCCAAGATGATACTACATATTTCATACCAACTCTTTGAGTAGTTCCCTACCTTTAGGTGTTATCATGCGCTTACCCTCGATAGTCATAAACCCATCCTTGAGGAGCCCGTTCTCAGCGTCCCTCTGTAGGGCTGACCTCGACATCCCGGTTACAGCAGAAAGCATCTGGAGGCTACTGGGTCCATGTGAGCTTAGCGTCTTGAGGATCTGCACCTCGATGTTACTAAGACCGAATGGTCTGATACCAAGGATCTTCTTTAACCCTGCCCAAGCTGATTTATCAACAAAATCAATCTTCTTGATGTTGCAATATGAACTAATCTCTAAAACTCTCTTAACTGCACTTCTAGCATTACCCCGAACACTCGATGCAATTTCATTCAGAACAGTAGGATCATAACCAATCCAATCTTTTTTATTCTTAATGATATACTTGAGATCTTGTGGAGTATATGGTTGAAAATCAACAATGGTCATTCTATCCTTGAGAGGAGCAAAGATCTTATCTAACTCTGTAGTGGCGAACAAGAAGTTCTGTTTGGTGAAATCAAATGTGGCAAATCCACTTTCCCCGAAGTTCACAGTCTTACTCTTAGCGCCCTCAACATTAAACACTGTCAAGAATATATCTACAAGATCTTTAGGTAGAGCATGGCACTCATCGAGGAGGACTGATACTTCCTGACCTGCAATGGCTGGCATAAACACCTGCTCAAGAAACTGACCTGCATTCCTAATAGAACCACAGTTGATCTCTACAAGCTTCTTACCCATGCCTACAGCAAAATGCTTGGCAAACTCAGTCTTACCTAAGCCTTTAGAGCCGTTAAGCATGATGGGTGGGATGATAGACCCAGCCTTCTCCGCTTGAGCGTAAAAGGAAAGCTGGGACTTGACCTCTGGCTGACCGACTAATTTAGAAAACATTTTCATTACTGGTAAACGTTGAATTGGATTGTCTCTTCTGCTTCTGGCTCATCAGTGATAGATGAGATTGTCATTACTGGTTTAGGTTCGAAGTCGAAGCCCATCTGCTCAAGGAACTTCTTACTAACCATAACTTTTGCATTCTGTCCGAACTGATCAATGAGGTCATTGATACTGACTCTGACGAATGATGTGGAACCTTTGGGGCGTCCCCGACCTTGCTTTGCTGTATTACTCATGACTGTCTGTAGTTTAGTGATTGGATTTGGTTTGGTCAACTTTTTTTTGATTAAAAAATAGATTATTTTCATAACCGAGATCTTTAGGTTGAGGATCTCCAGTCTCCTGCTCAGCAATATCATTCAGTTCAGCCATAATAGTCTGATACTCTTCGTATTGCTCTGGCGTAATAAAAATAGGGTGTTCGAATTCCATAACGAGGCGATTATGGTCAAAGAACACCCTGAAGCAAGGCTTTTTTTGTATTAAAAAGTCTTTTTATCTTAAAATACTAGTAATCAATGAGTTATGGAGGTAGTTTTTTGTCTTTTTTCCTGTGTCATGGCTTTAGCAAGCACTGTGTAACCGATTATATCGTCAAAAGCGTCATAAACACTCTCGTTTGACACCTTCAACTCCCCATCATTTGTAAATGACCGGATTCTCTGGATCTTATCCATAATCCTCATCATAATACCCACAATAGGATCAATATCTAAGACCTCTGTCGCTCTAAAGTTGGCAAAAGGGTCTTGGCTCTTCTCTCCACCAGTATAATCGGAACTTTTTCTGCGTAAAGTATCCTTGAGATCATTAGTGGTCTCTTCCAGCATTGTTATAACGTTTTCAATTGTCATGATATTTTTTTTCTTCCATTCTTTGAATATGTTTTTCCCAGATATCTTGGGTTTTTTGGGTTTGCCCATGCTTTTCTAGAAATTCTTTAGCTTCTTGTATCCTTCTTATGGCTAATTTAGCTCTCGCTTCTCTATAGACAGCGAAGGGGAACTTAATCCAACATACGATTCCCACAAATAAACCAAGTGGGATACCTATAATGATTGCCCCCATTATAATAGAGAACTCTTCGTAAATTTTTTTTGCTTTCATATTACCACAAATGATGTCTTTCTCTTCCTCTTAAGTTTTTCTAAAACCCGACGAAAAAGGAAGGCTCTAGTAGAGTAGTTAAAATAAGATTGTCCCCAATGGAGGCTTACTTCTTTTAAATTTTTTTTATATTCATCTTCAAAAACCAACTTAAAAGATTTTAGTTCTCCGTAAGATGAACCTCCAAGTTTCTTTTCGCAAGTTTTTATCATATCTTCTTTGAAGCAAGACCCAAAGATCTCTTTGTAATCCCTGTTGGTCCTAATTTCAAGCCAAGTGTTATAAAAAGGGACGCTCGTTTTTTTTATCCAAAGCCACATAGCGTCTTTACAATTTATGTTGGGAGCTTCTTTATGGCAGTGTTTGCATAATAAAACAAGATTACACGGTTCGTCTGAACCTTTTAATGAGTGGGGTATGATATGACACCTTTCGATTCTGTTTGTCGTTTTTGACTCGCATAAGTGGGCGCATCTCCAGCATCTACGTTCTGGCGAATCTGCCCAATCTATTCCTATATCGCCTTCATAAACTCTAGATTCCCAATAACCTGCGATTTTTGAATGAGACGGTAACCGTCTTTTTACTTTCTTTTCCATATTACCCAAGTATTAATTGTTCTTGAACAGGAGTCTCAATTACATTCTTATAAGCAAAATCATACATCTTTTGCCCCAAATCTTTTCCCCAAATAGTAAGTAGAGCTTCTTCTAGCATTGTATTGGATCTTAATACTGCTTCTTCTTCTGTTTTAAAGGTTTTACAGACGTGAAAAGTTTTACCATTTTTATCTAGTATGCTTCTCCATTGAATTCGAACTTGATATGTGCCATAAGGTCTTTTAAATAGACTTTTATACTTCCCACCCTTCTTAGGTCCACACTTAAGGATATTCTCAAACTGAGTCACAAGCATTAAATTGGTATGGTGATTATTGCTTTTGTTATTATCAATATGATCAGGGCATACCTGATTGCAAATAAAAGTAAAGCCCATTGGAGTTTTAGATTCATGTCGGTATCGACCTATTTTTAAATCATAATGAGAAACTATAGGAGATTTGGATAAAAGATCAGGGAATGTTTCTGCTAATAATTGATGTTGTGGAGTGTTGAATCTGCAAATATAAAAACCAAGATAACCTTTAGTTCCCGCCCTTTTAGGTTTCAAAATCCTATCTTTAAACCTCACGCTATAAACATTTGAGGTATAACCATCCATTTCATAATCAGGATAAGTAACTCCCTGATAAACTATTGGTCTCCTAAGTGACTCCATTTTATTATTCTAAACCTTAATGTAAGTATTATCAAGGAATAACTTTGAGTAAATCCTCTAATTTATACTCATTTTTAATGTAAGCACTTTTATCTTTCAAAACGCTTACTGGTATGTCTCCATCTCTACGAGGGCCATATTCCAAAGATACATCCAGATTATTTACCTTTTTAAACATATTGAACATATCTAATACAGAATTCCCCTCTCCATGCCCTAAGCTCTCTATCCCATTCGCAGGTTTGCTTAATGATAAAAGAATTGATTCGCAAATTTCATTTACATGGACATAATCCCTAATGCAAGTACCATCCTCAGTATCATAATCATTACCAAAAATTGTAAATACACCTGTGTCCTTTGACTTTAAAAGATTAAAAAATAAACCATCTGGATTTTTAATAGGTGTATCATCTGACCCAATAACATTATAGAACCTGAAAATTGTATATTGAATACCGTTCTCTAAGCAGTATTGGATTACAATTTCTTCTGCTGATTTCTTAGAAATACCATAAGGCGAAGCTAAACCCTCTGCAGCCCCAGTCGAAGCAAAGATAAAATGCTTAGTCTTTATATTCCTCAAAACATTCAAAGTCCCAAGAACATTGGTTTCATAATACAGGATTGGATCTTTCACTGATTCACCAACCCTCATTTCAGCAGCTAAATGCACTACACAATCAAAAGGGTATTTATATTTTAGATACTTATCATTCCTAATATCTCCATAATAAAATTTATCAGGGTGAACTTTATCTGGATTTTCTTTATCTATGCCCGAAACCCTATATAGAGAGCCGCCAACTATCTTTTTCAAAAGATGAGAACCTATGTATCCAGAAGATCCTGTGACCAATACTTCTTTCATATTGATTCTCCTAAGCTACTTATAGGCATGTTATACATATCCGCATGAACTTTAAAACCATTAGACGGATCTACAGCCCCTTTCTTCCAGAAGATCGCCTTATCAAAGTAATCCTCCTTAGACATAAAACCACATAACCATATTGATTCTACTCCATAATACTGCGCTTTACTACCCATCCCTCTTTTTTCTTTGAAAGTTATAGAAATAAAAGCGTAAGTATCTGTTTTTTGGTGCTTACTCGTCCCCGCTATAGATACTTCAAAAAAAGGCTTTGGATCTACAGTTCTCCTCTTTGTTTTGACATCTATTTTTCGGCCATCTTTGATTAGATCATAGTCATATTTATCTCTGCCTTTATCACAAGATATATTCTTACAACCTAAATACTTTGTTAACGCAATCTCAGCTAAGTAACCAGCTAAGTTACCTCTGCCTGATGTGATAGAGTTATTAATAGATCCTAATTCTTCCGCTTTCTTAACAGCCTCATCTATCATGGACTGGTTGAAGTCTAATTTTATCATTTTATTTTTGTAGCGTAACCTTGATATTGATCTGCTGGATCTAACTCCCACCCGTTTATACCAAACTCATGCGCCCCGGTCTCAGCAGTCGTAAGGTCATGTATATCTGGTGAATCCAACCTATGACAACAAGAGTCAATAGGATTACCTTTGTAATTTAATACCGCCACCATTAGTTCTTTATACCCATTTGGGCCAATAATCTTACTGTCGTATGTATATATTTCCATTTATTCTCCAAATTTGTAATTGAAATATTTTATATCATCTCGATAAACCGTCGAGATGATGTCTCTAGTTTCATCGTCATAATATTCTGTATAATGTCCATGATCACTTTTATTGATATGAGGTAAGTCTTGTTTAGGTATCCCAATATCTTTACAAATAAAATTAAAATCCTGTTGTAAATTCTCCATTTTACCGACAAAATCCATTTTTAATTCACCCTTGACGCTTAAAAAACTGTACTGCGTTTTTAAATGAGGCATTTCAACATCAGGTTTTTGAGTTTGATAGAAGTATATTTGAGGTTCTGAAACTTTAATTAAAAAATCCTTAAAGCTTATATTGTTGTCCTGTATCTTCCGACAAGCGTCCTTGTCCCAAAAATAGTGTTGATGATCAGGCCTCATCTGTTTCCAATAAGTATAAACGCTTAGCATACGAGACCAAGGATTTCTTACTATAGAATAGTACTTATAAGAATTAGAATTAAAAATATAATTGTGATAATCCTCCAAAGTTAAATGGGAGTTACCCCGCCAACAATTAAAATTGTTACATTTTGTGATTGATGAACCTCCACATTTTGGAATATGTACGAACACAAATTTTTTAGTTTTGTTGATCATCTCTTAAAAACTTTTGGTAAAGTACACCGACAACCATATCTTCACATCCACCCCAATCTCTCACCATTAGGTTACATAAACCTCTTGTAGTATCATCATTAATTAAGAAATTGAAGAAAGTTTTACTTAAGCCGTAAAACTTACCGCTAAAGTAATGAGTATACATTTGATTAGTTAGAAGCCACCAACTGCCACCTTTTATAGACATCCCTTTACTCTTAAACCAAGACAGTGTTGACTCTTCACTAGCTCTATACCAATCATTACCAAAGTAGTGATCTTTAATATCTACTGAATCGCCAAAGAACTTTTCTTTTACATCATCTATATTCTCTGCCCCTTGTGGGACATCTATCTTGTAAATCTTTTTAAATTTAAGCCCAGAATCATGAATATACTTAAACATTTTGTAAGTTTTTAAAGATAAAAGTTCGTAACCCTCATCAATATCCAATTTAACTATTCCATCACCCTCTTCACCTTTATAACCTTTAGAAAGAAAAATTAAGAATTTAGAGTTTGGTAAGCTCAAGCTGTCCCTTAACTTTTTTGCGTCTTCTAAATGATCACAAGAAGAATAAACACAAACGATTGTATCGAAGATCTCCCCCATTATTCTGCACTTATCACAATATAATCGTGAAAACTCTTGTAGCTCTCAGCATATTCAACGCAAGACTTGAAGTCTCCTGAGTGATCCACATAAGAAGAATCAATAACAAAATACTTCCCTTCTGGGATTGGATATGGTTCAGCTCCTCTTGCTAAATGAGTCGAGGAGATCCTCCAGCCATCGCCATCACTCTTCACTACCGTTTTAAATTTTAAAGTATCAGCAGGGTGAGCATCTTCTTCAAATGTCTTTAGCATTTTAGTGAGCTGCCACTTGGTTAGAAACACATGAGCGTCCACCTTCTCTGGAGGGACAACCTTGACGGTCTCTTTAACCTCTATCTTAGGCTCTTTGTAACCATGCCAAGCGGCAAGAGCCAAACATGTTGTCGTGCTGGTAATTAGTAATAATTGTATTATCTTTTTCATTTTATTAAAGAATTGAGAATTTATAATAACCAGCTTGATTTAATTTATCCTTGAGTTTCACCCCATCAAAATCCATTGGTTTTATTTTCTTGAATCCATTCTGGCCGATATAAGTTATTAAGTTATCAGAGACCCTATTACTATAACAATAAGTTACAGCGTTTTTACCTTTGCTTAAGTATTCAGCCGCTATAGCTGGAGTCTTCACTATATAAAGAGTTTCTTCCTTGTCGAAACTTACGCCGGGGACATTAGAAGGATAGACATAATCATGAGCGCATCTATTTAATTTTTTATAAGCGCCCTTATTGTTTGTCCCGGCTAAATAATGTCCTATTATAGTCTTTTCATCGTAAGGATCATAAAAGGGGAAATGCAAATCTCCATCCGCATTACATTTAATATTTAAAAGATTTAAAACTTCAGTCTTAATTTTATAACTTCTATGAACTATTAGAACCGATTGCGTGGGGCAATCGAATGCTCTATATTTATTTCTCCATTTGTGGGCTTCCATAATCTAAAACGGTTTTCTTTCTTTAATATATTTTTTTAACACTTTGACTCCTTTACTATCATACTCAAACCACCATTCTTCAGTATATCCACCTGATCTGGTAATCTTATATACAACACGTCCTAAATCATCTAATTCTAAATTTTCAAACATACTCTACCAATGTCTAATTGTATTCGCTATAATGAATCCACATGTCGTTATATGGACGAACCACCAAAAAGTTCGGATGAGGGCGGCGAGGTCAGCTTCCCTAGGGTTGTCTGACACCCGCTCGCCCATCGTCCTACACCATATCCTCCACAGTTTTGACTTCAAGTCAAGCTGAAATTGTGGATTACTTAGTTAAAATGCTATAAACTAGCATTGCCGCATCCAGAACAAACAACGTACCAAAGAATACGGCAATTGTTTTTAACGCTCTGGTCCTAATCTGGATCGTATCATTGAGATCACTAAGATCTTTTTTAATCGATACAATCTCTTCGTTTTCTATCTTTGTCATAAGTTTTTTACTGTAATATTATTTATTTCCCTCCTAATAATAACGATAGGATCATTATAGAAATTTAAATCTTGGATGTTTATTCTATTATTCTGCCAGTATACCAGTGCAGCTTCTTCATTGTGAAACTCCGGGGTATTTGGGACAGGCTCATATACAAAACCTCTGTCTTTTACAATCAGGTGGACCTGCTTATAGCCTTTCATTTTTAAAACTCAAGCTTGATAGCTCTGGAGGTTCCTGCTAGCCCAAGAAAGACATCTTTACCCTTAGTCAAAGCGCAAGTAGAGTAACCAGTTCCAAGACTCATTATCCCAGAACCTTCTTTTGCTGTTGGCCAACCATCCATAAACTCATACTCGTAATCCTTCCATTGGATCTCCTGAGTCAGCGGGTTAACCCTAAAACATTTAGTATCCCCCCAGAATGCGCTGTAAAGCCAGCCATCAGGGGCAAGGTAACCATTAAAGTTTTTATTTTTGTTCGCCACCGCAATGTAGTTAGCCGGGAGATCGATCTCCTCATAACTATCATCCGCACAATTAATAATTAAAATCTTTTTACCTGTCCTTGGTAAGCAAAACACTTTATTCACGCTCTCAACATATGTAGCTCCGACATACTTAACACTAAATCCAGAAACCCCAGATGTGACAGGCTTGCCGTCTAATAAGAAACTAGTCCCATTTTTATCTATCTTAAGAATTTTATTTCCTAATGCTGGAGGCATATAAACATTCCCATCTGAATCTGCTGCCGCTCCCCATACATGGCCAAAGAATCCCGGCTGTGGAGGAGTAAATGATCCAATCTGGCCCGTCTTAGTGTTTAAAGTATAAATCTTTAAGGTTTTAGTATAAGACGGCATGTAGATGATACCATTCGCCCCCTCCGCTCCAGACCTAACTTGAGGACAAGAATTAAATTTCTTTTCTAAAGTAATCTCTCCCGTCGATCTTTTTAACTTGCCTACGGAACTTGAATATGCTGGCAAAAAATAAGTATAACCATCAGAAGCTTCTACATTACCAATAAATCCTTTGTACCCCTGATCTTTCCTCTCTATAGTATCCTCAAGAGTGTCTGTCTCAATATGCATATCAGATTTATAACCTAGAGAGTGGATGAAACCTTTGTCATCCATAGCCATTGTGCGGGTTTTTGTGAGATTACCGCTAATCTCGCCTTTTAAATACTTGAAGCTTGGCCAAGATGGAGGCGAGCCATCCAAAAAAAAACCACCGCTCGTCTCTGCGCTCGTCTCTGCGCTCGTCTCTGCGCTAGTATATTCTGCGCTGGTCTCCGCGCTGGTGTATTCAGCGGAG